GGTTGGATTGAAACGTGACTCGGCATCTTGGCCGGGGCGCGGAGTCAACCGAACGCTGCCTGAGTGGTGCTGCCGCCGAGATTGCCGATGCTGCGGTTCATGTCCCTGAGCAAGCGGTTCGTTTCAACCGTCAGGCGGTTGTTCTCGCGCTGGGCATCGAGCGTGCCGGTCGCGTAGCCCCCGCCGCCGACCTTGCCGAGCGACGTGACGACGGGATCGAACCTGGTTTCAATATCCTTGGTTTCGGGGTATTTGTATGGAGCGCCCGACGCGGGCAACGGCGGCTTCACTTCCTTGAATCCGGCCATCGTGTCACGGATGGCCTGCATGCTTTCGTCCAACCTGGTTTTCAGCCCGGACGTATCGAACAGGTCAGCGCCCACGCCCGCCTGTCGGGTCTTTTCGGTGGCGTCCCTGATCGCGCCAACAAGATCGGGAGCGCCGGATGTCATCATCTCCATGGCCTTACTGATCATGCCCTTCGTGGCGCTGCCGAGGTCTTCGTCCGCGTAGAACTGGCGATATGAGAAGTTCTGCTTGAAAGTCTTGTTGAACGTGTTCTTCGGCAGACCTAACAGGCTGTCCATGCCCGGAATCTTCATGAACTTGTTGAGAGCATAGTCGGACATGGTGTCCCATGCCGCCTGCAACCATACGATGGGAGTCCTGAACGCGTCCAGCAAGGCCGCGCCGAATCCCATCGCGACGCCCGCAAGGATGTTGCTCAATCCCTTCCACATGCTTCCGTCACAGATCAGGTTGAAGAAAAACGTGACGGCTGCCCGCAGTCCCTTGACCAGTCCGTTGACGGCGGTGACCAGCCCCAAACCCAACGCGGCGGATAGAAAATCCATCGACTTCCCGCTCTTGAACGCCGCCACGACGAATCTCAGCCCCTGCGCGATTTTCTCACCGAACTCGCCGGCCATCGGTTTGAGCTTTTCCACCAGTCCGATGGTTTCGGCTATCAAGGGGCGGATGGCGATGTTGATCGGTTCGCCAAGCGCCCGCATCACGTCATCAATCACATCCTTCAACGTGGTGAACAGGCCCTTGGTGGTCAGGGACTCCCTTGCGGTCATGCCATAGAACTTCCCGCCCTTGGAGGTCATGGCGATGAACGCCTGCTCAACCTGGGGGAATCCGACCTTGCCGGTTTCGACGAGTTTTCTCACCTGCGATTCGGCCACCCCGAATTGTCTGGCCAACTCGGCGAAGATGGGAATTCCCTGGTGGGTGAATTGGCGGATTTCCTCGCCGGTCATGCGGCTACCCACCTTCACCTTGCCGTAAAGCTCCGCGATGTCGCCGATGGGAGTCTGCACCCCGGCCGCCACGTCCCCGAGCCGGGCGATTGTTCTGACGGCATCATCCGCCGATAATCCGAACGCGATGAGTTGGCGGGCGGCGGAGGCGATCTCGGGAAACTGGAAAGGCGTGCGGTTGGCGTATTCGCGCAGGCTTTTCAGTGTCTCCTCAGCCTTCTTCGCGTTGCCGATGAGCACCTCGAAGGCGATCTGCGTCTGTTCATGCTCAGCGGCTTTGTTGATAGACTCGAAGATTCCGGCACCGGCGGCAACCCCGCCAGCCAGCACGGCTCCAAGACCCGCCTTCATGCCAAGGAGCGAGTATTCCCAACCCTTGCTCAGCGCTTCTGATCCGACATGGCCGACCTTGGAAATCCCGGCGCTTGCCACCTTCGACATTTTGTGAGCGGCAGCCGACACCACGGCGGACGCTTCCATCATGGCCTTGCTCAAGCCACTTATATCCGCGCCCAAGGTGACGGTCATCGCGCTCATATATCATCCGTTCCGGTCAACCTGCTTTTCATCCACTGGTCCCTGAGTTCGGCTATCCTGTCGGCTATCGAGGTAACGGATTCGGTCCCGGCACCGTTGGATGATGACCACCGTGTCCGCGTGCCGTTCCTTCGCAACATGCAGTGCTGGTATTGGATGACTCTGGCCATGGGCATGAACAGGATCGTTTCCTCGGACCAGCCGGTATCGGCGGCAACTGAGAATACCTGGGCCGCTAGGAAACCGGGTTCGTCGCACGACGCGGCTTTTTTGCCCCGATCCCGCTCACGGCCTCGGTTTGTGCTGCCTCGATTTGCCGGCCTTGCCTCTCCAACTCGCCCAGCGCCGTTTTGAAATCGTCCGGGGTCAGGTCGCCACAGAAGATCAGGGCCGCCTCGCGGTATTCCTGTTCGTCGAAGGATGCCCGCACGACTTCCGGCCACGGGCCGCAGTGGGCGAAGACGAAACCCAGGATGGCGGAAGTGAACTCGGGGGTTCCATCCTTCGGCATTTGCCCGCTCATGATCGGGTTGCCGGTTCTGAGAAGCACGTCATAGCTGGCCAGCGAGATGGGGCGCATGACGTATGCGCCGACGATGGTTTCCTTGGAGTGAAACGCGGATGACAGCAATGTTTCCCTTTGGTTGTCGTTCATGGTGGTGGTGGATCAGAGGTGGCGGAGAAAGAAGTCCTGTTCCTGGGGAGAGGAGTTCATCGGGATGAGGGCGATCTTGCCCCGGCGCTTCACGCAGGCCAGGGCGACGTTGTGCTTGATCCTGTCCACGAGCTTTTCGCGGTTGCCGATGGCGCACTTGATATAGGCGAACGGGTGCTCGGGGTTCCTGATGTGCCACGACTCGTCGTTCCACGCCTCTATCAGTTCCTTGGTGACATATTTCCCGCACAGGCTCACAGGATCGAAGAACCAGATGGTCCGCTCGCCCTTGATGCCGTCGCCCACGATTTGGGCGAGGGGCTTGGGTGCCAGCGGGATGCCAACCGCCGTCAACGCGGCGGCAAGGTTGGTGTTCGTGGTGGAGTCCGACGATAAATGCGAGAAGTGTTGCATGGGATCTCTGGTGGTCGGGATACTGTTAGGCGGTCATCGCCGGATAGTTCACCGCGTGCATGTCGATCTTCTGGAAGTCCTCATTGGTGGAGTTGCGCGAGAGACCCATGATCACGGTGAGCCCACCGGAAACCGGCATGTGATCGGGTATCGCATTGGTCAACGTGATGGTGGCACCGAGTTTGGACGAGAACGGCGCCGTCTTGGTGACAAGTCCCGAGCACTTGATCTCGCACTTGGAACCGTATAAACTCGCCCCTTGCACTTCGCCCTGGATGGTGAGAACGAGTTTGTCCTGGATCGAGTAGTCGAACGAAATGTCCGACAGGATCATCCCGGCTTCGGAATGGTCCAAACCCCACACGCCGGTGGTTCCAATGGAAGTCGCGCTCATACGCCATGGCTCCATTGTCAACTACACGGCGGACACGACCGCCTCGTATGTCAGGACGGATTCGCGGCCCCTCGCTTCGTCGGGCGCGGTGGACGTTTCCCTCAGGAGCAGTCCGTGCAGGACGAAGGCATCGGTATTGAGTGCGGTCTTGATCCCATCCTTGTTACCCAACACGTCGGCAATGGCCTTCGCATAGGCTGCATGGGTGGCGGCGGGCGTGTCGTCGATCTGACTGAACAGGTGGACTTCCAGCTTCACATTGGATGTGTCAGGGGGCACGGGCAGGCGCTTTGACTCCGGGGCGGCGAGCACGATGCACGGGCGGACCCGGATCTCGTCGCGGTTGGCGACATAGATGTGGACGGTGTCGGGAATAGCGGTCCCCCGGTTGTTAGCGATCCAATCCGCCAATCCGGCTGTGAGGGCATCTTCGGCAATGTTGGCCATGCCACCGGATCGGCGTCAACCTGCGCGGCGTCGGCTGTTCAACTCCCGGTTCTCTTTTTCCTGGATGATCCTGAGAGACGTGGCCAACGCCTTCCTGAGACGGCTCTCGGCGAATCCCAGGGCGCGTTCCACCATGCTCTCCGGGCACACCTGTCCGATGTAGTCGAGGTTGTTGATCAGCGTGACGGACGGCTTGACGCCGGTTTTCACCGTGGCCGTGCCCGGTGCCTGCTTGTGCCTCGTCACCCATTGGGCGGCGTTGCGCACCCGCCCCCCGATTGCCTTGGCCGCGTTGATCCACGACCCTTTGGCAAACCCGACACGCTTTTGGATTTTGGCGATATAGGTGTCGAGCGACTTGGGCGTGGTGACAATCATCGCGGGGTCCCTGCGCGTCACCCGGCCTTTCGCATTGCGGCTGGCGGCGTGAAGGGCCGGATCGAGGCGACCGATTGAGAGGTTGCGCCATGATGCCGACGAACTGTGGAGTGTCGTGTTGGCGCGGGAGAACCTGCCGGCCACCACATCCGCCCAAAAGCGATCCGCCGCCGCAGGGTCCGCTGGCTGGATTTGCTGGTACGCGTCCGACGGGATGGCGAACACCTTGTGGATGTCCTTCGCAACGCCCTTCTCACCCTGCGTCCTGGCCCCCGCACCGAATCCGAACGGGCGCGTGTATCGCGCCAACTCGACTCCGAGTCCCCGCGCCTCCTGCTTCACCAGGGATTCCAGCGTGCGGCCGACTTTCTCGGGATGGCGTCTGAGCAGGCGGACCACCTCGCTGCCACCCTGCATCTTCACGGTGAATTTGATGGCGTCACTCATCGGTGGTGGAGAGGATCAATGTTAGAAGTGGCGACCGCGGATGGCCCGACACCCGCGAGATGCGGTATTCGGTGCCGTCCACCTCGATGCGCTCGCCGAACTTCGGGCGCGTGTCGGGAAACGCGATCTTGGGCACCCGCAGGCTGAGGTCGGGTGTCTCAATAAACCCGCCCATCTCGATCTGCTGTTTGACGTCCACCTTGCTGACGAGAACCAACAGGTCGATGCCATGCCAACGCGCTTTCACCCCATGCTCTGATAGAAGCTGGCGCAGATCTGTCAGGATTTCCGATTCGAGTCCCATGCAGGTGTGATGTTGTCAAAATGAAGCACCCTCCCCGGTTTCCCGAAGAGGGTGCCCACGAACCAGCGATCACATCGGAACCGTTCACGCCGCCGGACGGATGATGCGCTCGATGACCGGTTTGTTGCCGGCGGCAAATCCATACATCAGCGTGAAACTCACTTCCTGCTTGCCGAGGCGGCCGTCGTAGCGGTCGCGGACCTGGACTGACAGGTTGGTGCGCGTGTCGGTGACCACCCGGATCACGGTGTCGCCGGTGTTGGCGGGCACGTCGGGCACGCGGGCGGCCATGA